GGAAGAGCAGCCGTCCATCGAAGTAAAGGCGAAAGCCACTGACATAGACGAGCGCCAAGAACTCTTGGCACGTCTGGAGTTAATGACTCAACTATGAATATCGAACAGTTGAATGCAAAGCGTGAATCGCTTCTGGCTACAGCCCGTGAGCTGGCATCCGGCGATGGTGACCTCGCGCAGGTCAAGTCGATCATGGCAGAAGCCAAGAACATCGAAGAGCGTGTAGAAGCCATCAAGTCCCTTGGTGAGTTTGCACCAGCCGTCAAGCCACAGGTTGTTTCCCAGCCTTGGAAGTCTGGCATCAATGTGCAGAAGAACCCATTCGGTGGGTCACAAGACGAGAAGAACATGAAGGCTTATGTCTTCGGTCAGTACGCTCGTCACTTGGCTGGTGTTAAGTCCGCTACGAAATGGCTTTCTGACAATGGACATTTGAAGGCACAAACCGAAGGCACGACAACTGCCGGTGGTTACACTGTCCCTGAGATTGTTTCCTCGGATCTTATCTGGCTCCGTGAAATGTACGGTGTTGCACGTCGCAACAGCCGTATCTACCCAATGTCCTCGGATACCTTGCTTGTTCCTTCCGCTACTGCGTCCACAACTGTGTACTATGCATCGGAAGCGACAGCAATCACTGCATCTGACATCACCTTTGGTCAGGTATCGCTCGCAGCCAAGAAACTTGCAGTCCTCACGATTGCATCCAAGGAACTTGGCGAAGATACGGTTATCGACCTTGGTGCAGCTCTTGCCCGTGACATGGCATACGCCATTGCTAAGGAAGAGGACAATGCCTGTTTCAACGGCGACGGTACATCCACCTATGGAAGCATCACTGGTATCCTTCAAGCTGTTTACGGCTTGAACGCCACCAAGGCTAACATCGCTGGTGTCGTAGTTGGTGCTGCACTCAGCGGTGCCGCATTCTCCAACTTCACATTGGCTAACTTCCAAGCCATGGTCGCAAAGCTCCCAACGTATGCAGACAATGCGAAGTGGTACATGCACAAGGACCTTTTCTTCAATGGCGTTGCTGATAAGCTCATCGCCCTTGGTGGAAACGCTATCCTCGACATCCAGAACGCATACACCACTGCGCCTACCCTGTTCGGTTACCCAATCGAGTGGGTGCAGAACATGCCTAAGACCGCTGCTGCAACAACCCCTGTTGCAATCCTCGGTGACTTGAGCAAGGGTGCTGCATTCGGTGACCGCCGTGCAATGACTGTCGAAGTCAGCGACCAAGTCAAGTTCGTTGAGGACGCTCTTACCTACAAGGCAACCGAGCGTTTTGCATTCAATGCGCATGATGTCGGGAATGTCAGCGGAACCGCTTCCGCCCGTGTCCCTGGTTCGCTCATCGTCCTCGCAACCAGCAACGCTTCCTAAGCGTAGCCGGTTCTGTTATAAGCCCTCGGCAGACGTGCCGGGGGCTTTCTCTTTGCCTAATGCGTTAGTCTTTCCGTTCTGGTCGTGTGGGATACTTAGGACATGATGACACGAGCCGAGGCGATAGCACAGGTATCACTTTTTGTGGATGCCCAGTCCTACCCGCAGATGTCCACCACCGATATAGGGTCTATCCTTGATGGCCTGTCACGGTTCTCTACATGGACCGCCAGCACGGCTTATGCTGTCGGTGACCGTGTTGTACCAGTAACGCCCAACGGTCGTGTGTATGAGTGCAGAGTAGCAGGGACAAGCGCAACCACCGAACCAGACTATCCGGCATATCCCGGATATCAGTTCCAAGGCTTCACCATTGAGGACGGTTCATCTGATCCGGTACTTACTTGGGTTGACCAAGGTCCAGTGCAGGTAGAGCGTTATGATGTCCGATCAGCTACACGTCAAGCGTGGCTTATCAAAGCCTCCCGCTGTGCTTCCGACATTGATACTAAAGAAGGCACGAGCGATGTCAAACTAAGCCAACTCAAAGCGCACTGCATTGAGATGGCAGAGCGATACCGTCCGGTGGTGTTCGCATGAGCCCTATCCTCCGTGCAACGCTTCAGGCTGGCTTGGTTCGCAACCTTTGCCAGACACCTATTGAGGTTCACCGCTTCACGTTGACTGAAGACGGCAGAGGCGGTGTTACTGAGACATGGCGCAAGGTTGCCGATTACAAGGGCAGGCTGTCGAATCAATCGGACACCGAGAGCATTGTAGGCGGTGGCATCCAGCCATCAGCAGGGTGGAATGTTACCCTCCCTGTGTCGGCTGATGTGATGGCGCATGACCGTGTTTACGTTGTTGGTGATGAATCAAAATACTATGACGTTGTTGGGACAGACTTTGGACAAACCGATCTGCTGGTTCAACACGTTGGACTTGTGGAGAGAACGGCATGAGCCCTGAGATGTGGGTGCAGATGGGCATCCAAGCTTTTGTGACGTTGTTTGCGATTGGTTCGGCTTGGGTTGCCTTGCAGGTAAGGCTTGCGAAACTCGAAGTGCAGAACGCTAACATCATCCAGTCGCTTGACCGCCAAGGGCAAGAAGTGCGAATGATAGAACAACGTCTAGGCAAGTTAGAGAATAAGGTTTCAGCGATGGAGGCACGAAGGACATGAGCGGAATTTCAATCAAGCGATTGGTGGTAGTTGTGATCGTGGCTTTCGTGGCTTCCTTCACAACAGTATTCGGCGATGGTGTACGAACCGCTGAAGCCAAGGATGTTGCCGAGCTGGGCGCAGTGATGGCACTGTACGGCTCGAAGGCGGTAGCGGCTGGCGTCTCCGCTGCGGTGTCATCTGTGCTGGCTTTCCTGACGATGCCGTTTAAGGGTGTTGAGGCAAGTGCGCTGAAGGTGGGCAAATGAACCTGCAAAATTACCGCTTAGAGGCTAATCCGAATGTCCCCGGTGATTGGATTGTCTTTGGCGACATCTATGATAACGACGGTAACCTGCTCGGCACGTTTGGCGAGAATGGGACATCCGTATTCGGCTGGTGGGCTTTACAGGACGCGCAGTTTCAACAGAACTACTGCAATCAATTTGCGGTGATTATGGCTCAAGAAATCGTCGCGGGGACTGCTGAATAATGGCAACTTATTACGTTAAGCCGGCAGCGCAAGGTGGAAACAACTCGCTTGCAGGTACATCACCATCAACAGCGTGGGCAACGGTTGCCTATGCTTTATCTAGTTCTTCTGGTTTTGCTAGTGGCGATACCTTGTACATCGCTCCGGGTGTTTACACTGACACAATCAGCGTGACAATGGCAAACCCGACAGTAGAAACTAACATCATTGGTGATCCGACTTGCGCTCAGTTTAGTGGCTTGACTGCTGGAGCGGTTGTTATTACGAACTACAATGCGTCATTGTCAGGTTCTGGATATACAGGAAACATAATCTTCGCTACCACAAAAAACTTTTTGCATTTCCAGAATATAAAATTTGCGATTAGTAACAACTCAGCAATTGCATTTACGACTTGTGTAAATACTAAATTTACAAAATGTTCGTTTATCTCGAACTCTACAGCTGGTGATTTAGTTAGCATTACAAGCCCATCAGGCGTAGCAGTTAACTGCACTATTACAAAATGTGTATTTCACGGAGGAAACCAGAGCGTAAGAATAGTAGGTCAAAGTATTGCCGATGGAACATCAATTACGGATTCCATATTCTTAAGAGCAAATAACACAGCTCTTTATTTAGACAGCGTTCAGGTTGGAATTTACAACTGCATTATGGCATATGGTCAGTATGGAGTTATACAACAACCCGGCAGTCTTACGTATCCAACTGTTGTACGTAATTCCTTATTGTTTCGCAATCAAGTTGATTTGATTTGTGTAATTGTCAACAATACCATTATTGAAAATTACAATCGTTTACTAAGTACAACACCGCGTACAAATGTTGCAAATAATGGAACATCAAGTTCTGTCGGTGATATCGGCATAGACTTCTTTGAATCATTGTTATGGGGAATCAATAATATTCAGCCATTCACATCTTATGCTTCATCACCAAACGCAAGTTTCGGCAATGCGACTGGTGCGCCTTCTACTGATATCTATGGTGTAACTTGGGCAGGCTCATCACCTGATGCTGGTGCTGGTACTTATCGTGTTATTACAAGCGTTCCAAGTAATGTCGGTTATGTGGCTAACCTACCTGTAAACACGCAGGCATCCGTTATTACAATCGCTCCCGGAAGCACATCACAATCCATCGAACTCTACCTTGGTGCTACTGGTCTCACAGCCTCTACAATCGGTCTATCAGCCCGATACAACCGCACAAGGACTGCATCTGTAAGCATCCCTCTAGTAGCCCGTACAATCGCTCAGGCGTGGACAGCTGGTGGCTTTGCGGAGGTAGACGCAACCAACATGCCGGGAGTCTACAGAGTGGACTTACCTGATGCTGCATTGGCTGCTGGTGCTGACGATGTAACGGTTGTTGTACGTGGTGCGTCTGGCACAAACGGTGCGGTAATGACAATCAAACTTAGCAGTGGTGGCTTGACATCAGCGCAGACGGCATCTGCTGTGTGGGGTGCTTCCGTTGCTGGTTATACTACAGCTACAGATTTTGGTGGTGTAGTCAATCAAATCGATAACACGGTTACTGGTATTGATGCAGTAGTACAGGACATCCCATCAAACGTCTGGGAAGAGTTGCGCACAAATCACGACACGGCAGGTTCATTCGGTGAGTACGTTAACGCGGAACTGGTGACTCCGGTTACCTCAGCCGCTCTTGTTCGCATGGGCCCGTTTGAAGTTAGGGCTGATGGGCTTGGGGCTTCTGATCCGCTTGACATTCAGAAGGGCGCACAGCACGGTATCGATATCCAGTGTGTAGACAACAACAATGCAGGGATTGACATCACCTCTGCAACGGTAACGGCTAAGGTCTACAACAGCGGTGCTACGCTGGTTGACACGTACTCCTGTACGGCAACCTATGCAGCTGATGGCAGGGCAACGTTTACAATCGATACGACAGTGACCAACGTACCGGGTACTTACACTGCAACGATTACACGCACAACGGGTGCAAGCGATACGCAGGTATTCGGTCCACTGCGCATCTATGTGAGGGATATCTAATGGCACTTATCTTTGATTTGACGGAAGACCCTCAGCAGGTCGTGCAAGTCTCCGCATGGGTCGGAGACTGGCACTCCTATGTAGTTCGCTTGGTTGAAGTACTTGGAAGCCCTGTAGA